CCCGCCGCCAGCGCCTCCCCCGAGACTGGCCCACCATCCGCCGCCGCATCCTCGAACGAGACGGATGGCGCTGCCAGCTCAACTACCCCGGCTGCACGACCGCCGCCACCGACGTCGACCACATCACCCGAGGCGACGACCACCGAGACACCAACCTCCAAGCCGCCTGCCCCACCTGCCACGCGAAGAAGTCCAGCGCCGAAGGACACCAGGCCCAAGGCAACGGGCCACTCCGCCGACGCCAACCCGAACCACACCCGGGTCTCGTGGACTGGACCGAACCGGTCACCTACACGCCGCCGTCCATGACGGTCGCCCCCGCCGACGAGAACCCGAAGGACGCCCCGGGCTCATAGACTGAACGCAAGTGGCCTGGCGCAGCGCCAACTGCCCCGGCCGTGGCCGACACCCTCGGGAGGTGCCGACATGGCGGAGCGTACGTGCGTCGAGTGCGGCAACGCACTGACCGGACGACAGACCAAGGTCTGCTCGGAGCGCTGCCGCAACGCCCGGCTCTCCAAGTCCGACGCCATGAAGCGGGCACGAGCGCAATGGCGAAGGCGCAACCCGGAGGCAGACCGTCGGCATCCTGCGACCTGCGTGGTCTGCGGTACCGAGTGGCTGGCACGGCGACGTACCGCCACCCTGTGCTCCGACGTCTGCCGCTCATCCTGGTACCGACGCACCGGCCGGCGTCCCGTCAAGCCTGGCCGCAGCCCACGACCCGAGCGGTGGAAGCTCGCACGCCAACGCCTGACCCGGGCACGCAAGGGACACGGCGGCTTCGGCCACAAGCTCTACGTCTCGACTGACGGCACCGTCCACCTCAAGCGCCCGTGGTCGAAGGAGAGCAGCAAGATCCCACGCTCGGTCCGCCTCGCCGTCTACGAACGGGACGGCTGGACCTGCCAGCTCTGCGGCGAACCCGTCGACCGCGCCGCCCACTACCTCGACCCGCTGTCGCCCACCCTCGACCACATCGAATGCCGAGCATGGGTGCTGGTCCCCGACCACCGGCCCGAGAACCTGCGCCTCGCCCACCGCATCTGCAACTCCCTGCGAGGCGACGAGAGGCACGCCGCCTGACCCGAAGGGGTGGGGGCAGGCCCCTACACCCGCCCCGTCAGCAAAGAGCGGACGAATAGCAGTTCCCTATCGCTACGAATCGCTTTCCAGGTTTTGAGGAGGTGGGGCACGTGCCGAAGTCGGTCACTCCCCCTACTCCGAAGGGGCTGAAGGCGGCCGGGAAGCGCCTGTGGTCGGAGATCGCTGGTGCGGGGACGTACCGGCTGCGCCCGGATGAGCTGCGGATCCTGGAGGATGCCTGCCGAGAGGCGGATCTGGTCGACCGGCTCGAGGCCGAGCTGGGCAAGCCGGAGACGAAACTGATCGTGAAGGGCTCCCAGGGCCAGGACGTGGCGAACCCGCTGGTGAGCGAGATCCGCCAGCACCGGCAGACGTCGAAGGCGCTGCTGGCGTCGTTGAAGCTCCCGGACGAGGACGATGCTCGGGCACCGGGGGACGCTTCGGCGGCGGGGCGGGCGCTGGTGAACAACCGCTGGCGTCGTACCGGCTGAGGTGGCGAAGCGTCGCTCAGCTGAGGTCGAGCTGGGCGACGGCCACGACGATGTCATCGCGTGGTATCGGGACGAGCTGGCAGCGCCGGCGGCGTTCCCGTGGGCCGGTACAAAGTGGGAGCCGGTCCGGGTGGGCCCGACGTGGCAGGCGGTCGACGGTCACTGGTTGTTGCCGGAGGCGACGATCGGCTGGGACGTCCTGGGGTGGTGCGGGACCGAGCTCCAGTACCGGCGCGGTGAGCCGTGGCGGTTCACGCTGGAGCAGGCCCGGTTCCTGCTGTGGTGGTACGCGGTCGACGAGTCCGGGCGGTGGGTGTTCCGGGATGGGGTGCTCCAACGGCTGAAGGGCTGGGGGAAGGACCCGCTGGTGGCCTGCCTGAGCTACGTGGAGGCGCTGGGCCCGTGCCGGGTGGCCTACATGGTCGGCGACGATCCGGTGGCGACGGACTGCCCGACCGCCTGGGTGCAGCTGCCGGCGGTGAGCCTCGAGCAGACGAAGAACACGATGCGGCTCATGCCGGGCCTGCTCACCCCGGAGGCTCGGGCCTTCTACGGGGTGCAGGTCGGCAAGGAGCTGATCCACGCCTGCGGAGACGAGCGGCTGATCCAGGCGGTCACGTCGTCGCCGACGACATTGGAGGGCGCTCGGTCGTCCGCGGTGTTCCCGAACGAGACGCAGCACTGGCTGGCGAACAACGACGGTCATGAGATGGCGGCGGTGATCGACCGCAACGCCGCGAAGTCCGCCGATGGTGCGGCGCGGAGGCTGGCGATCACGAACGCCTTTGAGCCGGGCGAGGACTCGGTCGCCCAACACGACCGGGAGGCGTATGAGGCGGCGCTGGCCGGCCGGGTGGTCGACCAGGCGATGCTCTACGACAGCCTCGAGGCCGCACCCGAAGCTCCGCTCACCGCGGAGGCGGCACCTGAGGTGGTGCGGTCGATCCGGGGCGATTCGGTGTGGCTGGACGTCGATCGGATCGTCGCCTCCATCCTCGACCCCCGCAACCCTCCGAGCCGGTCGAGGCGGTTCTGGTACAACCAGATCACCGCCACCGAGGACGCCTGGGTCACCCCGCAGGAATGGGACGCTCTCGCCCTCGACCTGCTGGTGCCGGACCGGGAGCTGATCACCCTCGGGTTCGACGGGTCCACCACCGACGACCACTCGGCGCTGATCGGGTGCGTCGTCGACTCGGGGCACCTGTTCGAGCTCGGGGTGTGGGTGCCACCGAAGGACGGTGAGGTGGACCGGGTCGCGATCGACGGGACGGTCCGCCAGACCTTCGACCGGTTCGACGTCGTCGGGTTCTACTCGGACCTGCACCCGTGGGAGTCCTACGTCGACCAGTGGGCCGAGGAGTTCGGGCCCGACCTGCTCGCCAAAGCATCCCCCCGTCATGCGGTGGCGTGGGACATGCGCGGCCGATCGAAAGAGGCCGCTGCTGGGGTGGAGTCGCTGCACGCGGCGATCGTCGACGGGACGGTGTCGCACTGCGGGTCGGAGCGGATGCGCCAGCATTTCCACAACGCCCGCCGTGCCCCGAACCGGTGGGGGGTGACGGTCCGCAAGGAGCACCGCGAGTCGTCCCGCAAGATCGACTCCGTCCCCGCCGCGATGCTCGCCCGCCTCGCCCGCCAGGACTACCTCGCCCTCCCCGAGTCCCGTAGACGCCGCAAGCGGACCGGCGGGTGGGCGTGGGGCGCATGAGCAAGGAGCAGCCATGACCCTGCACGTCATCCCGGTCCCGTCGATGCTCACCCCCGAGCAGGCGTGGCAGGAGATCGCCGACCACGGCGGGCTGCTGCCCGAGCACGTCGAAGCCCGGCCCGGCAACGGCTGGGCGCTGGTCGAGACCGGCCCGGACGGGACGCGGGTGCTGGACCTCCCGGCGAGCGTCTGCCCCTGATGCCCCGATCCCGCTCCGACGTCGAGCAGCTGATCAACGACCAGCTGTGGTCGGCGTTCATGGCCGAACGGGAACGCCTCGACCGGATCGACAACTGGTGGCGGTGGTCGCACGACTCCCCGCACCAGCCCCGGCAGGCGACCGCCGAGTACCAGGAGCTGTCGAAGCGGTCCCAGTCCCCGTGGCTCGGTCTGGTCGTCACCTCCGTCGCTCAGGCGTTGTTCGTGGAGGGCTACCGGCGGGCCGAGGACCCCGACAACGCCGAGCCGTGGGGGTGGTGGCAGGCGAACGGGATGGACGCCCGCCAGATCGCCGTCCACCGCTCCGCCCTCGCCTACGGGCTCGCCTACGGCACCGCCCTCCCCGGCCTGTCCGACCTGGGGGAGCCGATCCCGGTGATGCGGGGCGTGTCGCCCCGCCGGATGATCACCTTCTACACCGATCCCGCGGAGGACGACTGGCCGGCGTTCGCGCTGCGGGCCGACCCGGCGAAGGTCGCCGGCACCTCCGGGTGGTTCGTCCGCCTGTACGACGACGAGGCCGTCTACCGGCTCAACGCCGACGCGTCGGGCCGCCTGACGTGGATCGACTTCGAGACCCACGACATCGGCGTGTGCCCGGTGGTGCGGTTCGCGAACTCCCTGGACCTCGAGGGGCGCGCCGACGGTGAGGTGGAGCCGTTCATCCCCGTGGCGGGGAGGATCGACCAGACCACCTTCGACCGGCTGGTGACCCAGCGGTTCCAGGCGTGGGCCATCCGCTACATCACCGGCCTCGCCGAACCGGAGCCGCTGGCAGGCGAGACGACCGAGCAGGCCCGCACCCGGCTCGCTCAGGTGCTGAAGGTGTCGGACATCCTGACGGTCGGCGACCCGAACGCCAAGGTGGGGTCGCTGCCTCCGACGCCGCTGGACGGGCTGATCAAAGCCCACGAGTCCGACATCCGCGACCTCGCGGCGATGACACAGACCCCGCCCCACCATCTCCTCGGGCAGATGGCGAACCTCTCCGCTGAGGCGTTGGCCGCCGCCGAGGGCGGGCTGATGCGGAAGGTCAACGAACGCCAGGAAGCCTTCGGGGTCGCTCACAAGCAGTGGCTCCGCCTGGCGGCGGTGGTGATGGACGACACCGAGAACGCCCGGGACACCGCAGCGAAGGTGCTGTGGCGGGACATGGAATCCCGGTCCCTCGCTCAGACCGCCGACGCGCTGGGGAAGATGGCGCAGATGCTCGGGGTGCCGGTCGAGATGCTGTGGGAGAAGATCCCGAACTGGACCCAGCAGGACGTCGCCCGCGCCAAGTCGATGCGCGAGTCCGACGACGCGCTCGGGAGCCTGCTCGCCGACTTCGAGGCCAACCTGACGGAGCCGTCGACCAACGGGGTCGGGGTAGCCTGATCGCCCGTTCTGAGCAGAGCGTGGGAGCAACTGTCTGTCCGGGAAACTGGACATTCCGCCACGGAAGGTGGTGCGATTGAGGCAGCCCCCTCTGCTCAGAGCGGTGGCCCCGCCGCCACCCGCCCGGCCGAAGCGGGGTGATGCGGCGACGGGGCCCGCTCCCCTAGCGGGAAGCGATCTCGTAGGGCCACTAGCTGCGCTGCGCTTCGATGAGCGCCGCGACCCAAGCGCCCTCCTGTGAGGGCAGGGTCACCGTGAGCGAGGAAGGATCATCTGCCTTGCAGTTGATCCCGATGGCTCCGTAGATCCTCAACCCGAAGGCGTCCAGCCAGCCCTCGTAAGGCTCAGCCACGATCAACGGGTCGCCGTTCTCATCGAGTTCGCTTCGCACCTCGAACATCTGGCGCTCCTCTTGCTAGGGGTCCCGGGGCATCACACCCGGACCACGGATCCTACTACCTGCGGGGTGACCGATGGCCGACGACCGGACCATGCGGCCCCCGCCGGATGACCGCCACCACTGGTGCTGGGTGGAGACAGCCTGCTTGGCAACGTTCGCCTCCTGTCTCGTCGTCCTCTCGGCGGGGATTCTGGTGTTCGGCTGAAACGATGGCCTCGTCCCCCGCTGCCGCCCAGCTGACAGAGCGCCACCGCCTCGCCCAGTTGCGCCTCGGAGCCATCGGGGCCCGGCGGATGCTCGCGGCGTGGCCGCTGATCGACCCGAAAGCCGTGGACGACACGTTCGAACGCTGGCTGCGGGTGGTGCTGCCGCTCACCCAAGCCCAACGCGAAGCCTCAGCCCGGCTCGCTCAGCGGTATTACTCCGAGTTCAGGAATCGAGAGGTCCCTGACGCCCCTGCGTTCACGCCGCCGCCGGTCACGCCGCTGGACACGAACGCCCTGACGGGAGCGCTTGTCGTGACGGGACCGGCGGCGCTGAAGAACAACGTCAGCCGAGGGATGGACCTCACCCGAGCCGCCGGCCTCGCCCGCACCGAGACCGCACGGGCCGCGATGCGCTACGGCCTCGAGGGCGGACGGACCATGCTCACCGGCTCCGTCGCCGCCGACCCGCGTGCGCTCGGCTGGGCCAGAGTCGCCTCCGGCCGGGCGTGCGCGTTCTGCTCGATGCTCGCCTCCCGCGGCCCCGTCTACTCCGAGACTTCGGTCGGGTTCGAGGCCCACCGCGGGTGCGGCTGTAGCGCCGAACCGGTGTTCAACCGGGACACCGCGTGGCCCGCCGGGTCCCGCCAGTACCAGCAGATGTGGAGCGAGTCCGGTGCCTCCGGCCCCGACGCGCTCAACACGTTCCGCCGCCACCTGGCGACGGTGCGACCACCCGCCTGAGCGGGGACACGTAGACGGCCGACGTCCAACAGGCCGGTCAGGAGGCCCACCGTGGCCGACGACCCAGACAACACGCCCGACCCCGACAAGGGGGAGCGTTCCTTCACCCAGGCCGACGTCGACCGCATCGTGCAGTCCCGTCTCGCCGAGGAGAAGAAGCGCCACGCCGACTACGACGAGCTGAAGGCCAAGGCCCAGAAGCTCGACGAGCAGGAGGCGGCCAACCAGTCCGAGCTCGAGAAGGCCAACGCAAAGCTGGCCGAAGCCGAGAAGCGGGCGAACGAGGCGCAGGCCCGAGCCGACCGGCTCGAGGTCGTCGTGAGCAAGGCACTCGACGAGGAGCAGGCGAAGCGGGTCACCACCGCCGCCAAGCGCCTCGTCGGGTCCAGCCGCGAGGAGCTCGAAGCCGACGCGGACGACCTGCTGTCCAGCTTCGCGAAGCCAGGCGACGGAGAACCCCCCAAGCCGACGCCCCCGGGCAAGCCCAGCGAAGACCTCAAGGGCGGTGGGGACCCCTCAGCGGCCCCATCCCCGGACATCCGAAAGATCGTCGAGGACATCCCTCGCGGTCTCTGACCCCCCGCAAGGGCCGGCCACGGCACCGAGCGGTCCATCAACTGACCCAGGAGGTCTGACCCGTGGCCAACGAGTTCATCAAGGCCCAGCAGATCGTCGAAGCCGCCGCGCTCCTGCTCCAGCGGGAGATCGTGCTGCCCCGCCTCGTGTGGACGCAGCCGTCGGCCAGCTTCGTCGGCGCGCTGGACGACACCATCACCCTGCGGGTGCCCGCCGTGCGAACGGCGAAGACCCGGACGATGCGGTCCACCGACGCCCTCGAGGCCGAGGACCTGGCCGAGACCTCGGTCCCGGTGCAGCTCGACACGCACGTCTACGACCTGCTCAACATCACCGACGAGCAGCTGACCCTCGACATCACGAACTTCGCCCGTCAGGTGCTCGCCCCGCAGATGCGCGGCGTCGCCGAGGGGATGGAGGACGTGATCGTCACCGCCATCGAGGGCGCGACGCTGCCCGCCGACCAGCAGCTCTCCGCCGGCTCCAGCGACGACCCGTGGGCGACGGTGGTGGAGGCCCGCCGGGTCCTCAACGACCTGAACGTCCCCCGCTCCGAGCGGGTGCTGCTCGTCGGCTCCGAGGTGGAGGCGTGGTTCCTCAACGAGGACAAGTTCGTCAAGGCGAACGAGTCCGGCTCCACCTCCGCGCTGGACGACGCGACCCTGACCCGCAAGGCCGGGTTCACGATCGTCGGCTCCAACGCCGTCGACTCAGACAAGGCGTACGCGTTCCACCGGACCGCGGTCGCGTTCGGGAACGTCGCCCCCGCCCTCCCCGACGGCGCGGCGATGAAGGCCCGCGTCGCCACCGAGGGCCTGGCGCTGCGCTACCTGCGGGACTACAACCCGACCAACTCGACGGGCCCCGTCGACCGCTCCCTCGTGGACGCGTTCGTCGGTGCCGCCTCCGTCGAGGAGGACGACCCGTCCACCGGCGGTGACGCGACGGTGAACAACCGGCTGGTCGAGATCGACTTCACGCCGAGCTGATGAGCCTGCCTGCGCTCGCGTCCCTCGAAGCCCTCGCCGCCCGGATGCCGTCCGGGATCGCCGAGGGCGACGAGGCGCGGGCGCGGGCTGCGCTCGACGACGCCTCCGCCATCATCCGCGCCGAAGCCGGCGAGGACTGGGTCACCGACGACGAACCCCCCGCGCTCGACGAGGACAACCTGCCGGATGTCGTCGTCTCCGTCTGCCTCGCCGCCGCCCGCCGGGCGTTCGTCAACCCCGACGGGGTGACCGCCGAATCGTTGGACGGGTACTCCACCCAGTACCGCAACGACTCGGCGGACGTGTACCTCACCCGCCACGAACGCCGGCTCGTCAAGGGCGCGGCCGGGCTCGGATCGTTGGGGGTGCATCGCACCACCCGCTCGGACTACGGGGCGCTCGACACCCCCGGGGTGTCGGTCCCGGTGGGGACGGTCGTGTCCGACGAGTTCCCGTACGACTACTAGTGCGAGTCCTGGTCACCGGTCCCGAGTCGTCCGGGACCCGCTGGCTCACCGAGCTCGTATCGACCGCCGGCGCGTACGCCGTCCACCGCTCCCAACCGGAGGGGGCGGACTGGATCGACCTCGAGGCGATGGCCGACGAATTCGACGCCACCGTCGTCGTGATCCGAGGCGCCTACGCCCACCTGGCGTCGCTCACCGAACGGGTCCGCCCCCCCGACCCGGCGGAACGCCGACGGAAGGCGCTCGCCTGCATCGCCCCGATCTTGGGCAGAACCGACGTGCATCTCGTCACCTACGAGTCGCTGGGCTCCCCGGTGGAACGAAGGCACCTCCTCGCCGCCCTCGGCCTCGACACGTCCGCCGATGTGCCGTTCGACGACGCGTCCGCCCACCGCTACTCGGGCCAGATGGTTCCCGACGGCTGGCAGGTCACCTGGGACGGCGACACGCCCGTCCTCGAGCAGTGATCGCCCTCCTCGTCCCCCGCAGAGCGGGGATCGCCGACCGGGACCGCCTGTGGGCGTTCTGCCGACGCTGGTGGGAGGGGTTCGGGTGGCCGATCGTCGAAGGCCACCACGACGGCGGCCCGTTCAACCGTTCCGCGGCGATCAACCGGGCCGCCGCTGAGGTGCCGTGGGAGATCGGTGTGATCGTCGACTCGGACGTGATCTGCACCCTCGACGCCGTGCAGGAAGCCGTCGACGTCGCGCAGACAGGCCGAATGGCGGTCGCCGGGAACCGCCGCCACGACCTCTCCGCCCACGGCACACAGAAGGTCCTCTCCGGCTACCGGGGCGCGTGGGACCGCTGGATCCGCCAGACGTACACGACGCACTGGTCGTCGTGCGTCGCCGTCAACCGTGGCTTGTGGGAGGAGGTCGGCGGGTTCGACGAGCGGTTCGTCGGCTGGGGCTACGAGGACGACGCGTTCAAGATCGCGTGCGAGACCTTCGCCGGGCCGATGCACCGGGTCGACGCCCCGATCTGGCATCTGCACCACGCCACCCAGACCACCGAGCACCGCAGGGACAACCGGCTCCGCGCCGACCTGTACGTCGAAGCGGCCGGCGACCCTGCCGCGATCCGGGCGCTGCGATGATCCCCCCGACCCTGCACCGGGTCGTCCCCGAACACACCACAGCCCAGGTGGAGGAGTGGTGGTCCGAGTTCGGGAGGCTGCACCCCGGCTGGGAGCTCCGCACCTGGCGCGACCCGTTGGACCCCGACGAGTGGGAGACCGGCGACCTGTTCGGGCGTTGCACGTCCGGCGCGCAGCTCGCCGGGCTCGTCCGCCTCGAGGTGCTGTGGCGGCACGGCGGGATCTACGTCGACTCCGACGTCGAGCCGTACCGGCCTCTGCATCCGCTGTTGAGCTTGGACGGGTTCGCCGCATGGGAGGACGCCAACTGTGTCCCCGACGCCGTCATGGGGTTCTGCGCCGGGCATCCGGCGGTGCGGGAGATGCTGGGCCTGGCCCGCCAGCGGATCTGTTCGCAGTCGACCGACTGGCGCACCGGGAGCGGCGCGTGGGCGACCGGGCCGGGGGTGACGACCACCGTCCTACCCGACAGACCCGACGTGCTGCTCCTCCCCCCGGGGAGCTTCTACGAGGTCCACTACTCGCAGAAGGACAAGCTCGGGCAGAAGCCGAAGCCCTACGAGCTGGCCCGCCACCACTGGGCGCACTCGTGGGCGTGACCGTCGTGGTTCCGTTCCGCCCTGACGGCGCGGAGCGGGACCGCAACTGGGCGTGGCTCCGAGACAGATTCGCGACCGAGCACCCCGGCTGGGAGGTCATCGAAGCGGGCTGCGACGACGGCGAGTGGAACAAGCCGCAGGCCGTGAACCGGGCCGCCCGACAAGCCTCCGGCGACGTGCTCGTCGTGTCCGACGCCGACGTGTTCGTCTCGCCCCGTGCGTTGGACGCAGCGGTGGCGCAGGCGGCGCACGCGCCGTGGGTGGTGCCGCACCGTCAGACGAAACGCCTCACCCCCCGGGCGACGGTCGCGGTGATCGAAGGTGCCGACCCGCGGCGTGAGCCGACGGTGTGCAAGCCCCGCATCGCGTGTGCCGGGGGTGGGTTGTTCGTCCTCCGGGCCGAGGTGTTCTGGACGGCCGGGGGGATGGACGAGCAGTTCCGGGGCTGGGGGTTCGAGGACGCCACGTTCGGGCTGGTCCTCGACGAGGTCGCCGGCCCGCACGTCCGCCTGGACGCCCCGCTGTTCCACCTGTGGCACCAGCCGCAGCCACCCCCGCACCACGCGGAGGGGCGGCTGTCGGACAACCGTCTCCGCTATCGGACGTACCTCGAAGCCCGGGGCCGTCTCGCCGATTTCGTGAAGGAGCCCTGAATGGCCGACCGGATCCACACCCTCGTCGCCGACACGGTGTCGACGGTGACGCTCACCACCCGCGACGACGAGTTGGAGGTGTGCAACCTCGACGGCGCAGCCGAGGTGTTCTATCGCCTCGGCTCCGACGCGGGGGACATCGCTGACCCGGAGGTCGACGACCTGGACGAGGACACG